CTCCTGCATTTGCTCGGCTCATTCTATTTGATTTTTTATCTAAAATTTCCATTCGTAACTCACTTATTTTTTACTTTTAGATTGAACTTTTAATTTTGAAACAGCCCCTTTTTATATTGTATATAAAAATAGAACTTTTGAGAGTTCTTAATTGTATTAACTTGACTATTAGGTAACTAGAGTAAATAAATTTATTGAAGAAGAGAAAGATAGATAGAATAAAGAAGACAATTAAAAAAACTGCACTTAGTTATAGTTATAGGTGCAGTTTAAAGTTTATTTATTGTTATTTTCTCTAATAAATTCATCTGTAGAAAAAGGAGCTTTGAACATAATATACCAAGTACCAAAGAAAATTAATGCTAGAATTATTTTTCCTTCAATAAAAGTATATAAGCCTAAAATCATATATGAAAGAGGTGTTATAAAGCCCATAATAAAGATAAGACCCAATAATACTATTGTACAAAAAAGAGAAGCAAACAAGTTAATTATATTATTCTTCACTATATTATCCTCCTTGAATTAAATTTTATATTTAAAAAACTTTATGAAATTTTAATAAAACATATGGTGCACTCAACAGGAGAATATAATATACACTCTCAACTATATATTATACTTTAAATATAAATATAATTTCTGTTGTTTGTCTGTTGTTATAAATTATTTAGTTTATCCAGAACTTCTAACTTCTTTTCTTTCATGACATGAGTGTAAATATCCATTGTAGTAGATATATCTCCATGTCCCATTAATACTTGAACAGTTTTGATAGGAACATCTAGCTCAAATAGTCTAGTAGCATAACTATGTCTAATGCTGTGGAAACTTCTATGAGGAATATTTAATTTTTTACAAAGATAAGTAATCCGTCTTTGTGGTCTTTTTATCTCTATAGGTTTCCCAGCATCTGAAAATATTAGTTCATTATCATGAGGTAGATCCTTTAACATTTTTAAAACTTTATCTGGTAATGGAATTTCTCTTTCGCTATTTTTAGTTTTTAAATCTTTGAAAATATATTTTAATTTTACTCCACTATCTTTATCCTCATTTGGAACTCTTCTATACTGTCTTTTAACTGTCAACATATTCTCATTAATATCATTCCATTGTAGACCTAATACTTCTCCAAGTCTTAGCCCTGTGTAAAATGTAAAGTAAATTAAGCAGTCAACGATATCTCTTTTATCTAAAGTTTTTAAAATCAAATCTTGCTCTTCTTTAGAGAATACACTAATTCTTTCTTTTTTATTCTCTTTTGGCAGTATTACAGCTAGACAATAATCTTTCATCATTATCCCTTCAATAATTGCAAATTTTATGCATGAGTGGATATGTACATAAGTTCTTCTTATAGTAGTAGGGGAGAACTTTTCTTGTAGTTCATTGAAATATTGCTGCAAGTCTTTTAGTGTTATTTGATTAGCCCTCTTATTAGCAATAGAATAATCTTTTAATCTTAAATTATATGTAGTTTCATAAACTGTAAATGTGTTAGAAGATACTTCTATTTTTTTGAAATTGTTGATCCAGTGTTCAAATAACTTTCCAAACTTTATATCAGAATTAGATAAAGAATTAGTTTTAGCTTGATATTTGGCTGTATTCATTTTATCTAATACAACTGATTTTTTATAGCTACCAAAACTTTTTCTAATCTGTTTACCCTCACTATCCCATCCAACAGTAACATTAGCTTTATAGTAAGGTTTACCATTTCTAGTAACAACAGAAATAGTTCCTTCTCCATTTGCTTTTCTTCCAGCCATAAAAAAATCACACTCCTTTCAATTTGCATAACAAAACTGAGTATGATATAATTTATTTTAGTATAAGAATAAGAGTAATATCACACTCTATAAACCTTTCATCTGTTGGTAGCAGTTGAGAGGCTTTTTTATTTGTTATCTAAAATTTGTTGCATTTTTGCAAAAAAAATGTTATTATAAATTAACAAAGATAACTTGTGAAGGATTAACACTGAGTTCCCGAACGGGAGTAAGTCAATGGACGAGAATTTCTCATGTGCCTGGGGTTATCTTATTTTTTATTTATATTTTTTTTCAAATCTTCAATTATTGTATCAGGATTTTTTATAATTTCTTCTGTAATAAAATCAACTAAACTTTGTGAATAAGTATATCTACTCCCTCCAACAGTATAATGGAAACTAAATTTATCATTATTCTTTATATCATAAAAGTTTACAAATAAAATAAAATCATACATATTGAAATTATCTTGAGCTTCTTCTCCATTTTTTATTTTAGTTAAAAGTAACCCTTTACTTTTTAATTTCTTATTAACTAATCTTATTATATCTTTTGTTGTATAACTATAAATATTATTAGGATTTTCTAATTGCTTCACAATAGCCATTTTATAATCTGAATTTTTATCAATACCTATAAATAAATCTGCTTTAGTTTTATCTTTGGTAATAAAAAAATGTGTTTGGATAGGAATTGCAAATTCAGAATTATTTTCTTTAATTTCAGAATCAATTTTTTCCATATCTTTTAACATTCTTTTAAGCATATTAGGTGAATATTTTCCTTTTATTTCATTAGTATCTAAATTATTAATTTTCACAGATAAGGTTAAAAAATTTTGTGCGATATAATCAGTTATATCTTTATTATGAAATTCTTTTATTTTCTCAACATAATTAACAACACAAGCTTGAAATAATGGTGCATAAATATACTCATAATCTTCTGTTATAAAATGTGTACTTATATTTCTTAATTCAATTATTCTTTCTATATTTTTTCTTAAAGCTCCATGTTTATCTGTAAATACTTTTTTAATACATAATTCAAGGGTAATAGTTCGTTCTTCTGAATCTTTATAATAAATATTTTTTTCTCCATATAAATTTATAAAAGCCTCAATACTTTTATCTACCAAAAGTTTAGCTAAATCCAATTTTCTTCACTCTCCCTATTGATTTTTAAAATGTATGTATTTCCTTTTTTTATCCTGTAAATATATCCATCATTTTCTAATTTTTTTATAATGTTTCTTAACCATTTAATATCTACATGAGAATAAATTTTATAAAGATCTGTCTGAAAAAATAATTTTCCTTTATCTTCAGCATTTTCAATTAGTTTGGAAATAGGAAATTTAAGAATTTCATAGTCCCTAATTTTATGAAGTGTGGGTTTAAAACGTTTATTTAAATTAAGTATTCTATTTTTTAATTTCATCATTTTTAAAGGTCTTTTATCCACTACTCTTTCAACAATGTCTAGATCAGCTAGCTCTTCTTCTTCATGAGTATCTACATTTACAGTAACGCTTTCACATTTTTCTTCATCCCATATATATTCTACTACTCTTGTAAGAATAAATGCCATTGCAAATGTGTCAGCTAAAATCTCAATATCATAAGGTAATATCCAATTATTTTCACAAATAACCATATTATCTCTGACATCTTGTGCATGACTATAACAAGCTTTTATTTTTTTATCTAATCCTGGTGGAGTTGGCAATGCATCTAAGTCTACATAATTTTCGTATCTTTGTACATTCCAAAATAAATAATGTGCTAGTTCATGGGCAATCATGAATTTCCAATCATAAGAATTTTTTTCAAAAAGATTTGAATTATAATATATAGTAAATAAAACTCCCTCTTTATATATAAAAGAGGTTTCATCTTCTTTTAAAGAATTGAAAGATAAATAATTATTAGAGTTTAGTTCTTTAATTTTTTTCTTCAGCTTAGTTTTATTTAAACCTTCAAGTTTTATTCCAAAACTACTTACACATTTCTCTATATCTTTTTTAAAAAGATTTGTAAGTTCCATCCCTAAAAAAGTAGCAAAGTCTATCATTTCTTAACCCTCTTAATATTACCTGAAAATGCGGCAAGACCACTACTGTTTATTGAATCTGAAATATCTGGTTGAGAAATATCATATTTTTTAGGTGTAACTTTTAAAATTGTATTCTCTCGAGAAGCAAAATCATATTTTATAATCTCACCTATTAAATTTTCCAATCCAACACGTCCTTTATTACTTAATTCTACTTTTTCTAAAGCTAACTGAATAAGAGAAATGACATTAGAAAGTTTTATATTTTCATCGCTATTTAAGTCTAATTCTTTAAAAGTAGATTTATCTTTTGGGTCTCCCATTATTATAGATATTTTTTTATTTTTATATTTAACATCTCCAGCAAGATTTTCGTTTATGTAAAAATCATAGATTTCTCTTTTATTATATTTACTTATTTCTTTTTCTAATATTTCAGACATATTTTTTCTATTAACAACATCTTCAAAAGTTTCCCTATTAATTTCTTCATCTTCAGAATCAAAAGTTAATCCTGCTTTTTTAAAAGCTTGTTTTGTTAAAAGTACAACAGTATCTGCTAAACTATTAAATACCCCAGTATCATTTTTAGCCATTTCCAATAAATCTTTTTCAAAAATAGTGTCATTTAAAAATTTATCTATATTTGGAAAAGAAAGTATTTTAGCTATTTCATCTATAGAATATCCTTCATTCAATTTCTTAGCAATATTCTTTATAAAGTTTATTTTCTTTTCTGCTGGGATATCTACACCATGAACTACTTGGTTTCTAAAAATTCTTTCGTCTTCCCACCCCATTAGATAAGCAGGGGTTGTATTATATAATTTAGCCATTCCTTCTATCTTATCACTAGGTATATTGGTAATATCTAAGGTTTCATATCTAGAAACAGTTACTTTTGAAATTCCTAGTTTATCTGCAACCTCTTGAAGTGATAAATTATTTTCTAATCTTTTAGAACGAAGTCTATTAGCTAATTCTATTTCTTTTTTTGTAGGTGGATTTTTTTTTCTAGATATTTTGTTTTCCATAAATTTTACCTCCTTATTTTTTCTTTATTATAGAATATTTTTTCCTAAAATGCAACAAAAATTTTCTGATATTGTAAAAAATTTTCCTAATAGGTATTGACAAGAAAAAAAATAAATGTTATTATTATCGTAACCTGATAGGTAATATTTGAAGTGGAGGTGAAATATGATTGATATAAACAAATTAAAGGGAAAGTTTGTTGAAAAAGGATATGATACAAAAGAAAAACAAGCAGGGGCAATAGGAATGTCTACTCGCACATTCAGTAATAAATTACAAAAAAAAATATTTAATTCAAATGAGATATTTAAAATAATGGAAGTGCTAATGATAGATGATCCTACTCCAATTTTTTTTGTAAAAAAAATATCCTAATAGGTAACAAAAAAATATGTAAGAAATAAAAATTAAAAAGGAGAGGTGATTTAAATGCAATTAGCAACAGTAACACAAATGACTTCATTAGAAGTTGCAGAAATAACAGGTAAGGAGCATAAAAGTATTCTGAGAGATATAAGAGATGAGATAGAAAAGCTTGAATCTCAAAGAATTTTTACTGAGCACATTTTTGTGCCGAGTGAATATCAAGACAGAACTGGAAGAACTTTACCAATGTATATCTTAACAAGAGAAGGAGTTTTACAGTTAGCAGCAAGATATGATGCGGTAGTTAGATTTAAGCTGATAGAAAAGGTTAGTCAACCTGCTAAAGTTTTATCTCCAGTACAACAGCTATTAGCACAAGCTCAAATCTTAGTTGAAATGGATAGCAGAGTAGAAGCAGTAGAACAAGGAGTAAGAAGACTAGAACATAATTGCAGAAGAACAATAACAAGTAATCAATTAACAGTTATAGCTTATGCAAATATGAAAGGGATAAGACCTGATGAATATAACAGTAGTGTTGTAGGAAGAAAAGCAACAAAGTTATGTAAGGAAAGAAATGTTTTAGTTGGTAAGGTTGTGGATAGTAGATATGGGCTAATAAACACATATCCTGAAGAAATTTTAGATGAAATATTTTTTGAAATAGATTAAGGAGGCATCATGAACAAAGATTATGAAAATGAATTAGAAAACGAAGATCTAGAAGATGAAATGGAAAATGATGATAGAACAGATGATGAATATGCCAATGGATATCCTAGGAGAGGTTATACATGTGCTGACTGCATCTATAGCGATTGTGATGGTAATCAACTATGTAGCTTATTTGAGCCTTGGTAATCAAAAAGGAGAAGTATGCAAAAAATTGAAGAAACAATAGAATTTTTAAAAGTGTTGGAAGAAGAAATAAAAAAATTAAAAGATACTAATCAAAAATTATATAAAGAAAATGAGGTACTAAAAAAAGAAAATGACACCTTAAAGATGTCATTAAACAAATAGTTATGGAGTTGTGAAAGTGGTAGCTTCTTCTACTGTTAATTGATACTCAATAAAATAAAGAAGAGCATGAATAAATTTTTTCATATCCTGAATATCTTTATCAATATGCTTTCTTACATAATGAGTTTCATCATTTCCAATCCAAGTTGAAGCAGTAGCAAGATTTTTGATTTTTTCATCTGAAATATAAGTTGAGATACATTTTCCTAAAAGAATATTTTCAATTTCTGCTTTTTTATCAGGATTTAAATGTATACAGAAATCTTTTACGAGAAATTCAAGGGCTTTTCTATATCCCATACCAGCTATTTCATTTAGTGAGTAGCTTTCAGCAGTATTTGCTTGATTGTAAATATTTTGAAACATAGGAGAAAGATTAGCAATTTTTTCAGAGAATAATTTATTTTCTGGATAAATTGGTTCACATTTTTCAAGATCACTAGCCCAATAAAAAGCATTATTTCCGTAAGAAGTATAACTTGGATTCTGAACAAAGCCATTATATTTTGTTATGAAAGAAGATGAACAATGGTTACAATACATAAAAATTTCAATTTTCTTTTTGTCAGTAGTAATAGCTTTAGAAAAATTATGTACGAATGGAGCATGACATTTAGGACAATAATCTGGAATTGTAAATTCAATTGTTGATTTATCAATATTTGACTTATTTAAAAGATAAAGTTCAGTAATAGCAGATTTCATAAAATAACACCTCACATATAATTTTATTTAAATTATATCATAAATAGAGGATAAAAGAAAAAGGAGGTTAAAAATGGGAGTACACAGAAATGAATTTTTAAGATTGATAAAAATAATACCATTTCCTGCTACTGCAAAACTAAAAGATGTAGTAGCAATAATGGAAGCATATCAAAAAATGGAGGCTAATAATGAAAATCAATGAAGACGAAACTTTTGCAAGATCATCTTTTAAAGATGTAGTTAGATACAAAGTAAAATGGTTAATCAGTTTAATATGGAGGTTATACAACAAATACATAGAGTTATATGACTTTGGAGATTTTTTTTAAAAGGAGGATTTCTCAATGGTAGTAGAAGTAGATGATCATTATAGGTATATAAAAAGCTCGTTTAGAAACCATAAAATTTGTACTCTTATAGACGAAGATACAAATGAATTCTTTGGTTGGGTTGAATTATTAGAAAGTGACAATGTTAAAGGTGTAATTCCTTCTATTGATACAGAAATCAAAGTAAATCTTAAGCTAAAATTCATAATATTTAAAATGAAGGATAAAAAATATTACAATTATCCATTCTATGAAAATAAGTGTCAAGACATAGTTACTCAATTATGTACAAGAGTTAATTAAAGGAGGGAAAATGGCAAATTACAAAATATCAGTAGATGAGGCTGTTGCTTTATCTGATGGAGAGTTAAATAAAGATGATGTTTACAGTTTAATTAGAGCTAATGAGGTTCCTGGCTGTATCTACAAAAAGAAAAATGAAGAAAATGAGAGAGGAGCTTACTTAATTATAAAAGCTCACTGGCTAAATTTCTTAGCTGGAAAAAGTTATAAAAAAGAAAAAACATCTGCTACTCCCAACCAAAGTTGTACAGATGTTTAAAACAAAATAGGATAGATATACTCTATCTATCCTTGATTCTACTACAAATAATAAAAAATATCAAGGAGGAATTTATGTTTAGTTTACCAAAGAAAAAAGAAATAAAAGTAAGTGGAAGAACTACAGAAGTTATAAGAGTTAGAAATTCTACTCTTGAATATGTAGATGAAATGGTTGAAGAAAGTGGCTTATCAAGACAAGAAATTATAGATAGAGCAGTTAGATATGCTTACAATGATTTAGAATGGGAGGAAGAATAATGAAATTATATGAAATAACAAGTGAAATGAGAGCTTTAGATGAATTGTTTTTAAGCTGCATAGATGAAGAAACTGGAGAAGTTAAAGATGATGGTGTGATTGATATTTTAGAACAAGAATTAAAATTACAATTGCAAACAAAAGGAGCAGGAATAATCAAATCTTTTAAAAACTCTGAGGCAATGTTAAATGGAGTTGATGAAGAAATAAAAAGACTTCAAGCTTTAAAAAAATCTATTTCTAATCAAATAAATAGTAGAAAAGAATACATAGTTAGAAATATGGAAATGATGGGAATTACTAAAATAGAAACAGAACTTGGAAACCTAAGTTTAAGAAAATCAAAATCAGTAAATATCTATGATGAAAGCTTAATAGATAAAAAGTTTATTGAGATAGAAACAAAAGAAAAAATCTCAAAAACTGAAATTAAGAAAGCTATTGAAGCTGGAGAAAATGTGCAAGGTGCAAATATAGTAGAAAAGAATAGTTTAAATATAAAGTAAGGAGGATAAATGAATAAGATAATTTTTATAGATACAGAAACAGGTGGAGTTAATCCAGAAAAAGCTGCACTAATACAACTTTCAGGAATAATAAGAATTGATAAAAAAGATGTAGAAAAATTTAATTTTTACATAAAACCTTTTGAAAATTCAGAAGTAACTGAAAAAGCTTTGGAAGTTCAAGGGAGAACATTAGAGGAGCTAAAAACAGATAAATATGTTGAAGAAAAAGAAGTTTATAAACAATTTATAAATCTTCTTGATAAGTATATAGATAAATATGATAGAACAGACAAATTTATTGTTGCTGGATACAACGTAAGGTTTGATGTTGACATATTGAAAGCATTTTTTCAAAGACATGGAAATAATTTCTTATTTAGCTATTTAGATTCTTCTATGTTAGATCCTTTGTACTCAATTAGATTATTACAGATAGCTGAGATTTTACCAGTTTTAGAAAATAATAAACTTGAAACTTGGTGTAAGCACTTTGGGATTGAATTAAAAGCTCATGATAGTTTAGAAGATATAGAAGCAACAAAGAAACTTATTGAAAAATTAATCTCATTAATTAGGAAGTGATAAATATGGCAAATATGATAATGGTTCTTGGAGAAAGTGGAACAGGAAAATCTACAAGTATTGAAAATTTAAATGAAAAAGAAACTTTTATTATACAAGCAGTAGATAAACCTTTACCATTCAAAAGTTTTAAAAAAAGATATTCTTTAAGAAGTAAAGAAAATCCAAAAGGTAATAGATTTATAAGTGATAGACCTGAAATAATTATGAAAATTCTAAGTACTTTGGATAAAGAAAAAGAAATAAAAAATATTATTATAGATGATTCTCAATATATCATGGCAAATGAATTTATGAGAAGAGCTAAAGAAAAAGGTTATGAGAAATTTACCGAGATAGGACAAAACTTCTATAACTTAGTTGATAAAGCTAACTCTATGAGAGAAGACATAAATGTAATCTTTTTACAGCATATAGAAGTTACAGATGATGGAAGAAAAAAAGCAAAGACTATAGGAAAATTAATTGATGATAAGGTTGGATTGGAAGGTAGATTCACTATAGTTTTAGCAACAGAAATTGAAGATGGAGTTTATTATTTTAGAACTCAAAACAATGGCAATGATACTTGTAAAAGTCCAAAAGGAATGTTTGATGAATTAAGAATTCCTAATGACTTAAACTATGTAATACAAAAATCAAATGAATATTTTAATTAATAACAGGAGGAAATAAATATGATGAATTTATGGACAGAAAACGAAGAAGATTTAAGAGAAGAAACTAAAGAAGGTAGTAAAACAGTAAATAAGAGTGGAGTTTATAACTGCACTATTGAGGAAGCTTTAATAATAAGTGGAAAGAATGGATCTCAATCTCAAGGGCTTAAGTTAGTTTTAAAAACTGATGAAGAACAATATTTTTATCCAGTTGAATTTTTTAGAAAAGCTGATGGAACTGAAAATGAATATGCTAGAAAAAAATTAAATAAATTAACTTACTTATGTAAATTAAAGAACAAAGACTTAGTCCCAATAGAAAGTCCAAACAAAGTTTTTATCCCTGCACTTGCGGATAAAAAAATTGGTGTGATAGTAGAAGTTAGTTTAAATGGAGAGTTTTTAAGATATAACACAAAAGAAATTTATAATATTAAAAGAAAAAAACCTGCCGATGAAATTCAAAATAAAAAGAATCCTGAAATTTATGAAAGATTTAGAAAGAAATTTGAAAGTGCAGCTCCTATTGAGAAACCAAGCAATAATCATACTGAAGAAAACACAGAAGAAAAGAACGAGGATTTACCTGAAGAATTTCCGTTCTAATGGAGGGAAATTATGAAAATAAAACATTATGGAGATGAGGCTAGACTGGATTATTGTCCAGTCTGCCAAAAAACAAAAAAGAATCCTTGTTTTTCTGTAAATGTAAATACTGGGAAATATATGTGCCATTCAACAGGAAAAAGTGGACATATAAGTGAATTCCCAGAACTACAAAAAGAATTAAATATTTCAGAAATTGAAGAAAAAATAGAAGAGAAACCTATTTTAGATTTCTCTTCATTAATACTTAATTCAAAAAAATTAAACAAGAAATGGCTTGACTATCTAAAAAGTAGAGGTATAGAAAACGAAGACAATATAAACAGACTTTATAGAATGGGTACCCATGAAAGTATGATGATACCTATTACTAATGGAGAAACAGTGGTTGGTGTTAAATATAGAAGTTTAGATAAAAAGCTATGGAGTGAGAAAGGTAGTTGCTTAGACTATCTTTTAAATTGGCAAAATATAACAGATTTTGAATATTTAGTAATTGTGGAAGGTGAAATAGATTTACTTAGTGCCTTAGAGGCAGGAGTAGAAAATACTGTTTCATTGCCTTCTGGAGCTACAAATATCAAATGCATTAAAACACAAAAAATATGGTTAAGTAAGTTTCAAAAAATAATAATAGCTACTGATGATGATGAAGCTGGAGTAGAAGCAAGAAAAAGAATTGTTTATGAATTAAGAGATTTATTAATTCCACTTTATAAGACTTATTTTTACAAGAAAAAAGATGTAAATGAAGTTCTAGTGAAAAATGGAAAAGATAAGGTATATAAATATCTATTAGAATCATGTAGTCAAATAAAAACAGGATTTAGAAATTTCAAAATTGATGATGGTGGATATAACTATTATGGTGGGGAAGAAACTGTTAGAGTTAGTAATTTCTTAGTTGAGGTAGAAGCTTTTTCTGAAAATTTCTTAATAGGTAAAGCTATAAATAATGGAAGAGAAAGAAAATTTAAAGCTAGAATATCTGATCTTTTATCTATAAAAGGAATTGCAGAAGCTATGGGAGTATATTTAGCTAGTCCATCAACAATTCCTAAATTTATCGATTGGCTAAAAGAAGAGAACCAGGAAAAGTACATTGAGGAAATAGAGTATTACGGAATAAGAAATAATAAATACTATGATGAAGATTCAGATGTTGTTTGTGATAAAAGAGATTTAAAAATTACAAAAATTTCTGAAATAGGAGCCTTGACAACAGAAGATAAAGAATGGCTTGAAAAAAATTTAATTCATATGAGAAGTGATGTAAATCAATCTTTGTTAGGAATCTGCTGGGCTTTAGGTAGATTTCACACCCAAGGAACTTATCCTATCTTAGAAGTTTCTGGGACAACAAGCATAGGAAAAACTGAATATGTTGAGTTTATTTCAAGATTATTGTTTGGTGGAAGAGAAAATATAAAAAGTTTATCAACCTTATCTAATCACCAAATAAGAAGTTTTAGCAGCTGCTCAAATATAACACCTTGGGCTATAGATGAAGTTAAAATAACTGGTAAATTTCAACTTGAGAAAATGAATGATTTATATTCAACAATTAGATCTGTTTATGATAACAAAATTATTAATCAGGGAAATACAACAAATAAATTAGCTGAGTTTCATCTGTGTACTCCACTTATTATTTCAGGAGAAACTAAATTAAGTGATGTTAGTATTCAAAACAGAATGATAAGTACAAGTCTTACAAAGAAGAATAAAGGTGATTTTGAAATTTATAAAAAACTTAAAAATAGTGATATTTTAGAAAAACTTGGGAAAACCGCTTTAATGGATAGACTCGAAAATGGAATTATAGCTACTGACACTACAATTTTAGACAAAGTAAAAGATGAAAGGCAACTATATAACCTAAATTGTTTGTTAAAAGGTTTAAAAGCCCTCTCAAGAGTTTTGAAAATAGATATGAAAATTATAAGTAATTTTGTAAGTTTTTTAAATACAGATTTTTCAAAAGAGTATACAACTACTGATAATTTTATTGAGCTTTTAAAATTAGTGGAAGATGCTGGAATAGAAAACTTAGAAAGTTTTTATGTATCAACCTCTAACGAACATTGGGCTAGATTTCAACTTCTTTATACAGCTATTGATGAGCAAAAAAGAAAAACTAATTCTACTCTTGAGTTATTAGATATGAATACTTTAAGAAAGCAGCTAATAGAAGAAGAATTCATTATTTCAACCAACGAACAAAAGAAAATAAAAATAGATCCTTTTAGCCAAGAAACTAAAAATTGTAAGATTGTTAAGTTTAAAATAGTTAAGTAAAGTGTGAAAAAATAGGAATAGTAACCTTAGTAACCACGAGTAACCTTGCAGGTAGCCACTTCAAATATAGAAGAAATGGGAATAGTAACCCGGTAACCAAAAAAAATGAAAAATAGAGACATATATTTATATATATATAGTTAAAAATTAATATATACCCCTCTTACGCGAGAAAAAGTAAAAAAATAGGGCTACCGGGTTACTTTATAGGTAAAATCTAGTTTTGTTAAGGCTACCTTAAAAGTTACTTTTTTAAAAAAAGGTTACTCTTTTGATAAAATGGATATTTTAAACGGTTACCTATTTATACTAAAAAAATAAACAATTATATTAAATAAAAATACAATCATTGGTATTAAAAGAAAAAATAAAATTATACTAAATAAGTATATTAAAATAAAAAGGAGTGAAAATGCAAATAATAGAATTTTATTATATGTGTTTATTCGCAGAGACTTCTAGTGAATTATTAAGTTTAGTAAAAAAACATAAGTGGTATTTTAATAAATTAAAGCCAGAAGCTCAAGAACAATTAAGGAGATTATATAAGATTTATAGAAAAAATGAAGAAGCTTTATATAAATAAAAATGGAGTAAAAATATGGGAAAAAAAATAGATGTCAATGAAATAGTAGATAAAAGATTTAAAAATAAAAACGATGAAGAATTTTATGTTATTAAGTATCTGTTTAAAGAAAAAACTAATTACTGCTATGATATTGAGTTTATTGAAACTAAGAATATTCAGATGGCTACTCTCAATCAAATTAGAAAAGGAACCTGTATAGATATAGTTCAAAGAAAGAAAATGAAGAGAATTCAAACTGAACTAAAATTAAAAGAAAGAAATAGATTAGTGAAACAACCTAGAAATCAAGTTCATATTCCTTCTAATATAAATCAAATAAATGTACTAAGTATAGATTTAGCTAGTAGATCAGTTGGTATTGCTTATTCTTGTAAAGGGAAAATTGTAAGATGGAAAACTATAAAAGCTGATCTAGAAGATTTTAGAGAAAGAGGATATTTGATTGTTAATGAAATAGTAAATGTATTAGAAACTTCAAAAAAGATAAAAGGTGCAGCAATAGATTTAGTTGTTATTGAGGATGTATATTTAGGCTTAAATTCTAGTATATTATCTATTTTATCTGAGATAAGAGGAATGCTTACATATAATCTAAAAAAATTAAATATAGGTTTATTATTAGTCCCAGCAGTGTTTTGGAAAAATAAATTTGATAATTTGCCACTTGAGAGAAAAGAACAAAAAGAATTTATGATGAATAAATTCAATGAATTTACAGGAAAAATAGCAGATAGTGATGATGTTGCAGATGCTTATATGATGTTAAAGGCTTGTTTAGGAGGAATTGATGCTGAATATAAAAATTAATAAAGATGGTGTATTTTTTGAACAAAATGGAGAAGTGGTAAGAATTGAAGATAAAACTGTTGATGAATTAACAAAAAATTTAGTCAGTTATATCTGTGCGAGAGATAATGTAAATTTTAAAATTTATGGAAATATATTAGCTGTTGAGGAGGATAAAAAATGAGTTTAGGAAAAAGAGTAAAAGAATATAGAGTAAATAAATATTTGGGTTATTTGTTAAAGGAGTGATTTTTATGAGAAAAATAAGAGTTACTCATAAAGATGGAGATATGCAAGGAATTACATTGATGTACTTAATTAATAAATACTTGAAAATTAATAGAGAACTTTGGGATAAAGAGGGTATGGTTCTAAATAGATATTACAAAGCTATTTTAACAAGAACCATAAAAGCTTCTGACAAGATTGTAGATAAGTTCAAAAAGAATATAAACTACAATGCAGAAAAAGAAATTTTGAAAGTCTTAGATGAGGTATTTGTAGCTTGTGAGCACAAAGAAAATGGCGATAATTTAGAACTTCTTAGAACTATGTTTCTAGTAATTATGATGCTTGGAACTATTAATTTTCACAAAAGAAATATGATAGGAGTAGTTTTAAAATCTATGATAACAGATGTAGTTAATGCATTTGAAGATTTTAAAGTTATGTGGCTGAGAGAAATTGATGATAGTGTTGTGAGATTGGAGGAAGCTGGTGCATGTTGATGACAAAGAATTGTTTGCTGCTTTAGTTTTAGCTATTATTTCAAGGAGGGATCCAATGAGAAAATTTAAAGGGATATATTTTTATATAAACAATTCAAGAGTTGAGAAAACTCTGGACTATGGGAATGATTTAGATAATGAGAGATATGATTTAGGGAATTATTTTTTATTTTCAGATGAAGCTAAGCAAGTTTTAGAATCTAAAGAATACAAAAGATTTTGGGAGTTAGTAAGAAGTGGGAAAATAGGAGGTTAAGATGGAAAAAGAAAACGTATTGACATTTGAAATAATGAAAGCTAATAATTTTGGAATAACTGGAGTTTTAATACAAAATACTGAGATTTTAAAAAGAAATATGGATACAAAATATTCAAGAAGTTATAACTTTCCAAGTTGGGATTTCATAAATAAAAAACTTTATACATATGGAGATGAAAAATACGACAATTTGATATTTACAGTTCCAAAAGGAGATATTGATTTATTTTTAGAAAAAATAAATTGTATTAATGAAAAATATGGAATATCTAAGAGATGGAGAGCAGAAGAAAATGAAGAATATTATTATATAGGTTCAAGTGGGTATGTTTGGAGTGTAGGAGAGTTATTTTCTGGTGAAGATAATGACAATTATAACTTAGGTAACTATTTCAAAACAGAAGAAGAAGCACAAAAAGTTATAGATAGTAAAGAGTGGCGAGAGTTTTGGGAAAAAGTAAGAGCAGGAGAGATTGGAGGAGAAAATGATTAAAATAATAAAAAATAGTGAAATAAATAAAACAACAAGATATAGATTTTATGGAGTTAGATGTAATTGTTGCAATGGAACTAATAATGTAAATGTATTAGAAATTAGAGCAGATAACTCCAATGGAGGTACGATAATCAGTATATGTAATAAATGCTTACAAGAACTAAAAAAGAAGATATAAGATTTGGAGTGATGAAGATGTGGAGATGTAAAAAATGTGGGTGTACTCATTTTAATATTTGGTTTCGTGGATATATGGAAGCTGATTTTGATAGTATCGAAATTGTAGAATATCATCAACATACAATGCAGTTAGTTAGAGAAGATTTTGTTGAGTGTATTGAGTGCGAAAATAAGAGTAAAAATATAGAAGATATAGCAACTTGGGAGGAAGAAGATGAGAGAGATTAAATTTAGAGCTTGGGTAAAAGATAGAAAAGCAATATTTGAAGTCGTATTAATTAATTATGTAACTAAAAAGGTAACTTATTTACTTGAAAGAGTTGGACATTTATTAAATATAAGACACGATAAATTTAATAATGTTGAACTTATGCAATATACAGGATTAAAAGATAAAAACGGAAAAGAAATTTATGAGGGAGATATAGTAAAACTTAGAGCTAATCACGGAATAGGAGTAGTTAAATATTATGATGAATGGGGAGCTTTTGTTGTTGAATATGTTAAATCTAAGCCATTAGCAGTATTAGGAATGAATTACTATAAAGAAGATATAGAAATATTAGGGAATATTTATGAAAACTCAGAATTATATGAGGAAGTGAGATAATGAATGATTTAGCAAATAAAGAGCTTAGAAAGTTATATCATCAAGTTTTAAAAGGTTTGTATAGAGCCAAGACTATTAGAGAAAATACAGATAATAATGACATATATAGCGAATTTCTTTTATATGATGAGGATGGAAATTTGATTGAAGAAACTAATGTTACATCTTTTGAAAGTAGAGAAATAATAAAATTGCTGATTAATTCGTATGAAAATCAACTATTAAAAGTTGGTGGAAAGATTAGAAAACCAAATAAGGAAGTGAGACAATGGAAATAGACTTAAATAAGCTAATGAACTATAAAGCAATAGCTTATGCAAACGAAGCAGCACAGCTAGGCAAGGTTAAAGAAGAATTTAAAGAGTTATTGGCAGAAGTTAGAGAAACTAGCACTTTTACAACAATTAAAAACATCGATAATTTTAAAGCTGAAGCTTTAGACTTAGTAACTGCTACAGTAAATCTCTTGTTAGTAACTGGATTAACTGAGCAAGACTTTGAGAAGCTTATTGAGAAATTAGAAAGCTATAAGAATAGGAAGTATAAGAAAAAATCAGATGACTTAATCGAAGATACATCTAAAGATTTAGATAAGATGACAGAGAATTGCAAAGAAAAGTTAAAAAAAGTTATAGAAGATTGCAATAGACAACAAGAAGTGTTATCAAATTTACATGAAAAAATAAATAAAATGAAAGCTACAGGAGGGATAAAATGATAGATGAAGCAGAATTATTTTATAAAATTGAAAATAAACAACTTGAATTAGATTATAACAATACTGTTTTTCTTGGAGCAGAAGAATATAATAAAACTAAATGCAAAATAGAGGCATTAGAATGGGTAAAAAGGTTAATAGCAGAAGAAAGTGATGATGATTTTGAGGTAGATTATTCTATTGAGCTAGGGAAGGAGTGGGATTAAATATGATATATAGATATCAAATAGATGTGAAAATAAAAGAAGAATCAACTGAGAGAACAATTAAGAAATCTATCTTCAGAAAAAGAACTTTGACTGATGAAGAGCAAGAAGAAGCACAGTTAGAGTTTATAAGAAGCACAAAAGCAATATACAAAGAAAAAGGGATAGATTTAGAAGTTTTGGAA